TACAAGCCATATTATTGTTTTTTTTAGGTTAAGGGAGGAAGGGTTTTACCCCCTCCTTCCGTATTATTTATTTATTATGATTGGTGAACGATGTCAGCTCCGATACCTATCTGAACACCTCCTGAGTAACGAGCAACTAATCTCATATTATCAGAACCATCCAAAGCAGCCATATCCATTAAAGATATACGAGTTTGGTCGCTTAATAAGTCAGTTCCAAAGAATAAGTTAGACTTCTCAGCTGCTACTAATTGATTGTCAGGCATTCCATTACAAACAGCGATTTTGTACCCTTCAAATACAGGTGCATAGTCTCCGTTCATATTGTAAGCGTTAACATATCCTAATGTAGATACTGCTGATACATATAAAGCATAAGTCTTAGGACTCATATAGATATGTAAGTCTTCTTTTCTCAATACAGCAGAAATGTTTGTTGCCATATCAGCTGTTAAAGTTTGTAAGTTAGTAATAATGTTGGATGCTGTGTAAGCTGCTGAAGCAGTTGAAGTGTTTACTGTACCATCTACTGCAAATGCTCCTGTAGTAGCTGTTAAGAACCCTTCAAATTGTCCTCCTGTAGCTGCTGCTCCTGACCATACTGAACCTTCAACTCCATTAGCGATAATTTCTCCCATATAAGAGATTACATAATCATCAAAAGATGCAGGTGGTGGTGCTCCTGCTCCTGCTCTCATTTGTAATGCTTCCCAACTGTCAAGTAAAGTAGCCTTGCAAAGGTCTAAGTTGATTTGTAAATTTTTAGGTTCAAGTACATTTTCTGTCAAAGCGAGAGTACCTGCTCCGTCAAAGTTGCAAGTAGCGTCTGCTACTAAAGATGAACCTGCCATTCTTTGGATGTTAGACTTGAACTTGATGTTTTCCATCATAGTTAAGTATTCTAGTGAGTTTGCTTGGTTTAAAGCTGCTGAGATGTAGAATCCTGCTGCCTTACCTGCATAATTACTTGTTGTAGTAAATGCCATAATTTTTGTTTTTTATTTATTAATTATTATTTATTTAAATCGTGTAAGAACTTTTCTCTTTTAGATAGTTTGTTGTATTCTTTTCTAGCCATTGGCTTTCTATCTGAACTGAACTTGTTTGTGTCTAAAGGTGCTGAAGCAGGTTGTGCTGCTAACTCAGTCTTTAGTTTTTCGTTTTCTTCTTTTAACTTAGTTAATTCATCTTCTGCTGAAAACTCAACTACTTCTGTAGTTTTAATAGACTTAGGATTTGTAGAAGGTTCAGTTGTTTCTTCTGACATTTCTTCAACTTCGTCATCACCTCCAACTTTATCTTCTTTTAAGTCTGCGATTGCGTCCTCTAAGTTTTGTACTCTTTGTACTAATCTTTCAAAAGCGTCATCTTCAACTTCTAATTCTTCAGTAACTTCTTCAGCTAATTCTTCTTCCTCAACTACTTCTTCAGTTTCTGATTCAATAACCTCAGCAACAATACCTTCTTCTTCTACTCTGAAAGATACTCCTGCGTCAGTCTTATAAGTTCCAACAGGTAATAAAATTGTAGTTCCATCTTCAGTCAATACTGAAATGTCTACTCCTGCTTCTAATTCCTCAGCAGTTGAAACGAAAATAGTTCCGTCTTCTGATTTTGCTTGCCACTCTAACTTAATTGTTTCTTCTTTGTCAAGTCCTAGAGCTACTAAAATTTGTTCTTTTAAATCCATAGTTGATTATTGTTAATTGTTTGTTATATAATAGAATATTTATTTTTTTGTTTGATTTTCCTTAATTATTTCATTAAGTGCTGTAAGAATTTCCTCGTTTGTTGGAGCTTTTTCTGACATCTTTTCCATCTTGTCTGTAAAGTACCCTTCAATTGAAAGTCCTTTAAGTTCTCCTTCTTTGATTTTATTCCAAAGCTCGTCATTGTCTATTTTCATTTTAACGAACCAAGTGCCGTTAGGTAAGTCGTAGCCGTATAACTTAGACTTGTCCATATCACCTTCCTTAATCCAACTTTCAACTGTTAGAACGCCTGAAACTCTATCCTGATGTTGGTATGTAGCTTTGTGGTGATTGTTATGTTTTAAGTATAACTCAGAAGCTTTCCTAACTGTATCAGGACTAAAATAAACATAGTAATCTGAATCTGTATTAGGGTTATGTCTGAATATTTGCTTATTAGGAATAAGAGCAGGACTAACCAACATTCTTTTTTCTTCATCTACTTTAGCAAATGTTAAGTTATTCTTTTCTTTTCCAAAGTAAACAAAGTCTTGTTCTATTGCAGGTGATGTTACTAAACTAATAGCATCAATAGCTAGTTCTTCTGAATCGTCTGCAATTACTAATTCCACTATGTTTGTTACTTTCATATCTTCGTAATAGTCTTTATTGGCTTCTTCACATTCAGCTACTGAGTCGTAAGTACAGCTTCCTGTCTTTCCCCATTTGTATTTTCCGTTTTCACATTTTTCGCAAGGCATATTATATAATAGATTTTAAGTTAGTTTATTTGATTTTAGATTGTAGCCCTTCTTCTAATGTTGGCTAGTTGGTTTTGGCTGTTAGTCATTTCATCTGTTACTACATAAGCTTTAGCTGCTTCAGGTGCTACTCCTCCTGATATATCAAAAGCTCCTGACATCATTTGTGGTGCAGGTGTTGAAGTTGCGGGAGCTGAAACAGAACCTCCTCCTCCTCCTCCTCCTCCTCCTGCTCCTAGTACTGTTCTTGCTTGTGCTGCTGCTCCTAATACAGCTGCTAGTTGTGTTGCGTAAAATAAAGGAAATGCAAATGCTGCCGCAGGACCTGTTGCTTTAGCTGATTTTTGAGCAATATCTAAACCTTGCACAATACCAACTCCTGTATTTATTGCAATTTCTGCTAACGCTGCCGCTTTAGCTTCAGCAGAACCTTCTTTTAACAACCCGCTTAACGCACCAATAGCTCCTCCTATTGCGCTTGTAACTTTTAACTTGTTTTGTAATACTGCGTCATCACTATCTTTTATTGCTTGATTATTTGCTAAGTAATTTTCAAGATAAGCGTTATCAGCTTCAATAAGTTGGTTGTTAATATCAGCTGTAATTCTAGGCATCATAGTTAGCTCACCCATTCTTTCTTTATCAGCTTCTTTTAAGTCTTTAAGTCTTTGTGTAGCTTCTGCATTTATTTCTCTTTCTAAGCTATTCACCTCAGTAACTACTCTCCTCCTCATTTTAACGGATGCGGTTTCAGTTGCTATTAATTCAACTTTTAACTGAGCTAACCTTGCTTCATCTTCAGCTGAGTTTTCACTTAAAGCCATTTCTTCTTCTTGTATAGCTAACCTTTCTCTTGCCAACTCTAATTCTCTCTTAGTAGTCTTTTCTTCAAGTTCTAAAGCCTTAGTTAAGTTGTCTAATCTTTCTTTCGCTGACTTTGTTTCATCTTCAGCTATCAATCTTGCTTTTTCAATCTCTTGTCTAGTTTGAGCTTTTTGTATCATAAACTCATTGTCAGCGTCTCTAAGTTCTTGTGTTCTTTTCTTTAAAGCAACCATAGCATCTACTTCTTTACCTATTTCTTCAGTAATTCCTGAGAAAATACCTTTAGCTACTTCTCCTGCTTCCTTAAACTTACCACTAAATACTAAAGTGATTACCTCACCCATTCTAGAAAACCTATCCGTTAAAACATCAACAGTTGCACCCATAGCAGTAAATGCTTGACTTAATTGGTCAGCTCCTCTTTTAGTATTTGTAAAGTAAGATACAAGAGAACCAATAAGAACTACAAAAGCACCTATACCTGTACTTATTAAACCTGCTTTGATAGAACCGAACATTACCTTAGCTGATTTACCTGCTGAAACAAATCCTGCTTTAACTGAGTTTAAAGAAACTCCCATTATTTTAAATTCACTAGCTAATCCTTTTGCGTCTTTTGATACTTCTCCTATATTGGATTTAACCTCTGCTTCTAATACTACTTTTTCTGCCATAATTTTATTTTATAAAGTTACCCCTGTTTTTATTTGTGTGAATCTTATATTACTGCACCATTCTATCGTCATATCAGCTGCACCCCTAACATTCATTACAAAGTTAGTTCCTGATACTGCACCTGTAGGACGCCAATTAGTCTTATTTCCTTCTCCTTTAATTAAATCCCTTTCCCTTAATATACTTAGGGTTCCTGACTTGTTTATTACTACACCCCTTTCAACCCAACTCATATAATCACCTGCCGCTCCTGTTGCCGTTCCTCCTACTCTTACTGCTAATACATCAGCGTGAAAGTACATAGCCGTATTGTCAGGAACTTCTAGGAAACTTCCTGTAGTGTTATTTAAGTAACTAGCTTTAGTGTTTCCGTCTGTGGTTGTTAGTCCGTACATCATATGCATAGACTGTCTTTCAGCTAAGTTGTCCGTTGGGTTGTTACCCCCTAAGACAATAGTATTGTCAGTTGTTGCTTCTCCTAAAGTACCATAGACATTAGCGTTATTTACTCCGTTTGCTATTTCATTTTGATTACCTACTATAATGTTATTCCTAGACATA